ACCTCAGGCGGAGATGATAGAGATGCCAATGTATCAATAAAAGGAACTGCAAATGCATCAGTCAATGTTCTTGCCAATGCAACTACTAAAATTCCTCTTGATGGACACAAACATGGTGGTGTAACAGCAGGTAGTGCTGATACAGGAGTATCTAAAACATGAGTTTATGTAACGTAGTCGCTGGAGTTCTTGATGCTAGAAATCTCATCAAAGGAGCTAAAAATGACATAAAAAAAGCACTTGAAAATATTGCAGAGGGTGTTGATTCAACAATAGACCAAATAAAAAATAAAATTGATACTCGTCTTGTTGAGCTATTGGGTAAGATAAATGACGTTGTTCCACTTAGTACTATAAAAAATGCAGTTTCCTTGATTAACAAAGCAGCTGATTTTCAAGATGCAGTCAAACGAGGAGATGCAGCTGGAGCTGCAAGAATTGCTGAAGAAATAGCAGAAGATTTTGGAATTGACGTAAATGACATACTAGATATTCCTGTTTGTGACTTAGATAATCTAATGAAAACATCTGGTGGAGTTTTAAAAGTTGGAACTCCCATAAAAGCTCCAACTACAGGTATTCCTCTACTTGATGCTTTAAAAGATACTACGGAGAGTTTCGTTACAACGACAGAAGATTTCAAAAATAAACAACAAGAAGGTGAGGATAGTTCAAAGAAAGCACTTAGAGAAGCACAAGAGGATTTAAACATGACATTATATCAGAATAAACTTGGAATAAAACCAATAGTAGTGACGACAGTAAAAAGAAATGAGGCTGTTACAATTTCATAGAAAACAGTTAAAATAACTTATAAATAGTAAAAAATCGAGAGAAATTAAATGCCCGCAACAAATAAAATACTTTATTCGGATTTGAATTTTAAATTCACTAAAAATCCTGTAACGAAAAGATTGTCGGTATTAAAAAATGCAGATGCAGTAAAACAAGCATTAAAACTGCTAATTCTTACGGATAAGTATGAAAGACCTTATAAACCTTTTCTTGGTGGTAATATAAAGGGAAAACTATTTGAAAATTTTGGCCCTATTGTTGAGATGGAAGTTAAAGAACAAATACAATTAGCAATACAAAACTATGAACCAAGAGTTAAGATACTAGATGTGAGAACAGATGCAAATGATGATTTAAACACTCTTGAAGTAACAATTGAATTTTTTATTCGTAATCAAACAGGCAGAGAATCAACAACTATATCCTTAGAAAGAATAAGATAATGGCACTTTCAAATAATGTTCTCAATGTAACAGGATTAGATTTTACGACTATTCGTAATAATCTTGAAAACTATATTTCATCTCAGTCTGATTTTACAGATTATGACTTTGAAGGTTCTACGATTTCAAATCTTTTAGATTTACTTGCATACAATACTTATTATAATTCAATCTATACAAACATGGCTTCAAATGAAATGTTTCTTGATTCTGCACAGATTCGTGCAAATGTTGTTTCAAGAGCAAAGATGTTGGGATACACTCCTTCTTCTGCAAGAGGGGCAAGTGCAATTGTACAAGTCAATGTTACTCCTAGAAATACACAAACAGATACAATAACGGTTGCAAAGAATACAAAGTTTACTGCAACAGTTGAAGGAATTAATTATAGTTTTGTCACTCCACAAGCATATACTATTAATAAGGTAGGAACATCAACAGTTCTCTCTGCAAACATTACTATCACAGAAGGTGAGCCTCTTACACATAGATTTACAGTTGGCTCTGCAAATACTCGATACATTTTACCCAATGAAAACATAGACTTAACAAGTCTTGCTGTTTCTGTTCAAACAAGTGCATCTAATACAACTGTTATCACGCATACAAAGGCAGATGATATTAGTTCAGTATTTGCAAACAGTACTGTTTACTTTTGTCAAGAAACAGAAGAACAGGAATACGAATTAATTTTTGGAAACGGAGTTATTGGTAAAGCACTAACAACAGGAAATATAATTATTGCAGACTATCGAGTGTGTAACGGAGAAAAATTAAATGGTGCAGCTGTATTTACTGCACCAGCAAATATTGGTGGAGAAACTAACTTTACATTTTCGACAACTTCAGCTGCGATTGCTGGAGCAAATCCAGAATCAATTGAGGGTATTAAATTTAATGCACCAAAAAACTATCAAACACAAAATCGTGCAGTTGCTACGTCAGACTATGAAAGAATTATTGTAAGAGATTTTCCTGATATCAAATCACTTAGAGTTTGGGGTGGAGAAAACAATGACCCTCCAACATACGGAAAAGTTTATATTGCAGCCAAACCAGAAACATCTCTTTATCTTTCACAGCAAAGAAAAACTGTTATCGGTGATAGACTAAGAAAATATAATGTTGTTGGATTTGAAACTGTCTTTGTTGATGCAACATATCTTTACATCAATCCAACAATTGAAGTTCGTTGGAATAGTGACACCACAACTTTATCAGGACAACAGCTTCGTGAAAATGTTTCGACAACAGTAACAAACTTTGAATCATCAAATCTCGGACAGTTTAATAATACTCGTTTTCGTATATCAAAGTTTCAAAGATTTATTGACGATACTGATGCTTCTATCTTTGGAAACCAAACAAGTATTCGTATAGAGAAAAGATTTACTCCTCTACTTGACCGCCCTTATACCTATACATTAAACTTTAACAATGCATTTGATTTAAGGCATCCACATCCTATGGATGGAATTTATGGAGTTGTTGAAAGTTCCTCATTTGGTTTTGTAAGTGAGGGAGTTACATACAATGCTTTCTTTGATGATGATGGAGAGGGTGATATTCAAATTTACTACACAGAGGGTAATAACAGAATATACTTAAATAAAAAGGCTGGAAGAATAAACTATGATGAGGGAATTATCACACTTGATAATTTCTTACCGATCTCTTATGTTGGTTCGTTTATAAGTATATCTGTTGACCCAAGAAAAACAGATATAAAAGCATCTACAAATGAACTTATGCTTTTTGGACAAGCAAAAGTAACAATGGTAGATGAAACAACATCAACAATTCTTGGTGCAACTGCAATCGACACAGAGGGTACAGGACTTTCCACAGGGTCATCTGAAATAGGAGGTACAATTTTTAGTACAACAACTACAACGTCTAGTACAGGAGGTACTACAACAAGTAGTAGTGGTGGCGGTGGTGGTGGCGGTTACTAATGAGTACCGAATCAAAAATCTCAACTCTCGTTGAGAATCAGTTTCCAGATTTTATACGAGAGGAAGGCCCACTTCTTGTTAAGTTCATAAAAGCATATTATGAATACATGGAGCAAGATGGTAATGTTACTGAAAGATCAAAAAATCTTTTAGATTATCAGGACATTGACAAAACAACATCAGAGTATCTTGATTGGTTCAAGAGAGAAGTTCTTGTTGATATACCAAAAAATCTTGCTGGTGATGAACGACTCTTTATGAAGAATGTTCTCGATTTCTATCGTGCAAAGGGAACAGAGAACTCAATCAAACTTCTTTTTCATGCTCTATTCAACGACAAGGCAACAGTCTTTTATCCTTCTACACAACTTCTTAAAGTAAGTGATGGTCGTTTTGAAAGAGTTAATTATGTTCGTGTTGTTCACAGAACAGGAGATGTTTCAGCTCAAGGTGGACAGACGATACTTGGTGCATTAAGTGGAGCTCAAGCAAGAGTTGAATCTATTACAGAAACAAATGAAAATGGTGTTGATGTATTTCGATATGATTTATCAAACATCAATGGTACGTTTAGAAATGATGAAACTATATCTTCTGGTATAGATGATTTTACTGCACAGGTATATACTGCAACAGGCCCAATGGCAAATGTGTCCGTTATACAAGGTGGAGCATTTCATAGAGTTGGTGATAGACTTTCCTTTGTAAATCCAATCACAGGTTCAAGTGCAAACGGTTCAGTAGAAAAAACAAATGATTCTTCTGCGGTACAATTCAGTCTTACAAATGGTGGAAATGGATATACCACAGGAGCAACAATTTCAATTGTAGGTGGTTCTGGAAAACTTGGAAGTTTCCGTATCAATGCTGTTTCGAATGATGGTAATATTGAAGTCAATACAGATACAATTAATAACTTCTCTCACGTTGCATTGAATGTTGGTACAAATAGAGCATTTGGATTAGGAGGTGGTAATGCAGCCTCAGGTTCTTCCAATGTAAGAGTTGCAAATGTTCATAGTCATTTAACTGCAGCTCTCAAGTTTGAAAATCTTGCAATTGGTAAAATTACAAGTATCTATCAGGGAGACTTTGGATACGGATATTCAACACTTCCAACAAGTGCAACAATCAAACAAGAAAGTATTGCAGAGTTACAGCAAGAGGCAACTGCAGCTGGTGGTGGAACAGGAACTATTCTTGGAGAAAATGCACAGGTTACAATTACAAACGCTCCAGGCTCAATCGAATCAATTATTGTCAATGAAAAGGGAACAGGGTATTCAAAAGATAGTCTTGTTACACTAAGAAACTTATCTGCGGAAAATGAAACTCCAGCAAGAGGTACTGTTGCAGGAGGTGCTAAAACTGCAAATGCTGTTGGTGTTGTTGCAACAACAGGAGTGATTAGTGAATCAGGTTCTTACACAGATACAAGAGGATTTCTTTCTTCAAGTTTTGTTGTTCAAGATAGTGATTACTATCAAGACTTTTCCTATGTAATTAAAAGTACAAAAAATACAAAAGACTATCGAGATGTTGTTGAAAAAACAGCACATCCTGCTGGAGTAAAACGATTTGGTCGATTGATGATTGATAGTGCAAATACATCAATGACAATCTCACCAGCAGAAACAATTGAAGCATTGACCTCTGCAATGATACGAGGACTAGGTGGAGTGTATGTTGCAAATACTCAAGCCCTTACTTTCTGGTCGAGTGATACACAATTCTTTACTCGATTTGCAAATGTTCCATTTAATGTTGTTGGTACTCGTAGTTTATTATATGGTAACAATACTTTCTTCAATTCTGCAAATATTATATCTGGAAACACTTGGATTCGTATTGCAACTGCAAATGCTGTTTATGCACCAACACCAAAAGGAAATACAGATTCGAGAGCAATCACAGTTTATGGAAACTCTGCAATGAAAATTGACCCTGTATTTACAGGAAACTCAACAACCGCTAAACTTGCAAATGCAGATTATTTCCATATGATAGACATAAACTACTCTTAATGGTGTATAAATAGTGAATAATCTTGGAAGAACAAAATGGCCGTAAATGTAGTAACACAGAATTTTTCTATTGAAAATGCAAAAAAGTTTAAGTCTGCAATTGCAGATGCCACATCATATCTATATTTGTTTATAGCAAAAATTCATCCTTATGCAGACGAAACATCTGTTCCTGCCATAACAGATCATGTCGGACTTGTTGATTATGAGGTATGGAGAGACATGATTGGTCTGAAAAGAATTTTGCCAGGCGCTGTTAGTCATGGGGCTGCAAGACATAATTGGTCAAATAATAATCTTTATGCACAATACGACCATACACATACAGCACTTTCTTCAAATAACTATTTTGTTTTAACAAGTGCAAACAATGTCTATAAATGTCTTTTCAATAATGGTGGTGCAAACTCAACAGTTCAACCTACAGGAACGGCAACATCAATACTGAATACTGCTGACGGATATCGTTGGAAGTTTATGTACAATATTTCAAGTACAGATATTGATGCCTTTGTTGCAACAAACTATATTCCTGTAAAGACTCTTGCAGCTGATGATGGTTCTGTTCAATGGGATATACAGCAAGCAGCCGTAAATGGTGCAATACAAGTTGTTGATGTAACAACAGGTGGAAGTGGTTATCTATCAACAGGCAACACAGCAATTGATGCAATTGTATCAAATAACAATTTAGTTGTAAGTGGAACTGCCACACACACTCTTACTTTGAAAAGTAATGCAAGTGGAACTGATGATGTTTATAATGGAAGTGTTATAAGAATTACTGGCGGACTTGGAATTGGTCAAGTAAGAGAGATTGTTGATTATGTTGGTTCGACAAGAGAAGCAACAGTAAACAATGCATTTACAGTTACACCAAACACAACCTCAGACTATGTTATTACTCCAAAGGTTACAATTACAGGAGATGGTTCTGGTGCAACAGCTTATAGTAATGTCGTTGCAGGAGCAATCTCATATGTAAATATGATTGCAGTTGGTTCGAACTATTCAACTGCGACAGTTACGATTAGTGCAAACAGTTCTCATGGTACAGGAGCCGTTGGAAAAGCAATGATACCTCCTCATGGTGGTCATGGAAGTGACCCTATCAATGAGTTAAATGGAAAAAATCTAATTTTTAACACAACTTTGCAAAGATCAGAGGCAAATAGTTTACCAATTGTAAACGATTATAGAAGATTTGGGTTAGTTATAGACCCTAAATACCAGAACGGAGTTAGTGCAACAGCAACAAGACTTACACAGACAACACGATTAACTTTGACGAGTGTAAGTGCTTCTGGTAGATTTACAGAGGACACCACAGTAACAGGTGCAACTTCTGGTGCAACAGGAGCAGTTGTAAGGTTTGCAAACACAAATGCTGGAAATACGACAGGTGTTCTACATCTTACAAATACATCTGCAACAGCATTTACAAATGGAGAAGCTGTTTCTTCATCTGGTGCAAACGGAGTTGTATCGGCAAACACTAAACCTGATCTAAAACCATTTACAGGTAAGGTGTTATATATAGAAAATAGACAAGCAATATCTCGGGCAAAAGACCAAGATGAGGACTTTAAATTAGTCTTTACGTTTTAGGAAGAAAAAATAGATGGGTAGTTCAGTCGCAAATACAAACACATTGAGTACCAACTTTAATGTTGACCCTTATTATGATGATTTTGACGAAACAAAGAATTTTCACAGGATTCTTTTTAGACCAGGCGCAGCTGTACAGGGTCGTGAACTCACTCAGATGCAGACTATGCTTCAAAACCAAATTGATAGATTTGGTGAGAAGGTCTTTAATGAAGGTGCAATTGTAAAAGGGTGTGAAGTTAATTACGATCAGCAAGTTGGATTTGTTCGTATTCGTGATAACAATGATGCTGGTGCATCTGTAAATGCAGCTGCACTTGTTGGACTTGACCTTACAGGTGCAACTTCTGGAGTAAAAGCATATGTTGTTGATGCGGTTACAGGTGCAGAAGCATCTGGACTTGATACAAAAACTCTTTATGTAAAATATACAAGTGCAAGTTCAAATAACACACACAAACTTTTTGTTGGTGATGGTTCAAATGCTGGAGAGAAGATTACCTCTGCATATACAAACGGAACAGCAACTACTCTTACTTGTAATGTTGTCACACAGGCAAACGCAACAGGATATGGTGCAAGATTAACGGTTGGTGAAGGTGTTATCTTTGCAAAAGACCATTTCATAAGAGTACCGTCACAAGGCGTTGTTGTTGGTAAAAGATCACGATTTGCAAGTGTTCGTGTTGGATTTGAAATCTTTGAAAATGTTGTTACATCAACAACTGATACAAGTTTGACTGACCCAGCAAGTGGTACATTTAACTATA